GACTGACGCTTCGATCTTGTCAAGCATCTCTTCCTTAGAGTAAGCCATTAAAACAAATCTCCTATGATCTTGTTCCAGTTGCGGATGTAGTCCGAGGGGTCCGCTGCCCTGGTTGCTGTAGCTAGCCCCTCTGTGATCAGTGACTCCTTGAACTCTGTCTCGTTGAAGAGAGTATCGATGTCCCTAATCAGACCATCAACGTCCCCTACCTTAGAGAGCAGACAGTTCTTACCGTTCACCAAGAACTCAGCCTGTGTGTCCGTGGCTACGATGGCGCACCCTGCCGACATAGCCTCTAGTGACATACGCCCTAGCCCTTCAGTGTGGGAAGCCACTAGCCAGATGTCTACCTGTGACATGACGTTCGCCATCTCTTCTCGGGAAGCACCTGCCAAGTACTGCATCCAGGGTGGCTTGGTCTTAGCGAATTCAGGCACCTCGCCTATACCCAACATACGAACCTTACCGGGATACTTCTGGTTGATTGTGTCCATGACTTGGAGGGCTTCGTTCGTGCCCTTCAGGGGGTGCGCGTGGATTAGGGTTCCGATGGTGATCCCCTTATCCTTGTCACCGAACTGTCTACGGTTGGCGTGAGTGTTGAACAGTTCATGCCCGTAGTGGTACCAGCCTACACGCTTGGCGTTCTTGTGTGTGTTGTACTTCCAGTCTTCAGTCACTGCCTCACATGCACCCTTCAACCATTCGGTGCTGGTGGCTATGGCGTCCCACTTCAGGTCGAGTGAGTTGGATTCCAACTCTTGGAACCGAGCGTTATGTGACAGCTTGAGCATCACCTTCTTCTTGACGTGTGCCATCTCAACGAACTGCTGGTTGTGTGGGTTGTCGGAGTTGGTGATGAGAACGTCACAAGGTGGGATGTTCTGCCAGTCCACTCGCAGAGGTACCTTACACGACTTCTGGATCGCGGGATCTATGTCGGGGTAGATGGAGTAGAGTGCTACATCATGCCCCGCTTCTTGTAACTTATTGGCCGTGTCCAGTATTGTTGTGGGTCCACCATGCTTACGGAGGTGAGGTGTGATAACCGCGATCCTCATGGCCGTGAAGCTAAGGTCAAGGGTTTTCTCTAGGAGGTTAACGAACTCTACCACTCCATCGTGCCTCTTCAACTTCGATGCTGTCTTCTGGCCTTCCGCCCGTAGCCCTTCAAGCCGCTTCGGCTCGTTGAACAGGAGGTTGTAGATCCTCTCGGCCACGACCTCGGATGTTGTCTTGTTGTTGAGGACGATAGCATCGAGGTCGTTGGTCGCGTACTCAAGGATGCCCTTGTTGTTCCAGCATACCGGCACTGCACCAGAGGCCATAGCCTCAAGGGAGGGGAGCCCGTAGCTGTGGTTGCTAGCAGGGTCACAGTACACGTCCACCTCTGTGCCTAGGACTTTAGCGAACTTAGTCTGTGGCATGATAGTCTGTGGCATGATACCAAGGCCCACGATGTAGGGGGCTCCCGGTACTGCATCAATTCCGTTGGCAAGGATCCGGATCTCTTTCTTGTTCTCCTTGCATAGCCTCTGAAGGTGGTTACATAGGTCTATGCCACGGTCATGCCCCTTGAACGGATACATTTGGTTACCAAGCGACACTAGAACGGTGGGCCTATCATCTCCCTTATCCCTCCCTCGGGGGAAGAACATCAGGTCGTCATACCCTACCTGTACGCTGCCGCTAACGCTATGCTTCTTAGCCATCTTGGTGGCTGTCCACTTGCTGTTGGTGATGGTGTAACCTGCCAGCTTGTTGGCCGCAGCGATAACCTTCTTCAGCTCCTTGGTGGGAGCAATAGAAGTGTCGTCGCTCTGAGAGAAATGAACAGAGGTGAGCCTCGGCTCTCCGAGGGTGACGGAGGCAACAGCACTCATCAGCTCCCCGGTGCCTGCAACCACAATGCCGTCGTCGAACACCCGCTCTTTGAAGTTGGTAACGAAGTCAACGACACCGTCAAACACGATAGGCTCCGACCTCAGTGAGGGCAATACGTTCCGTGGCATCTGAGGGTCTCGCCGGATGTGGGCCACCTTCGCCTCAACACCCACCTCGTTGAGGTAGTTGACGATGTCGGCGATCACCTTCATGCCGCCGCAGTTCTCTGTGCTATGTACTACGAAACAGATGCTGTACCGGGGCTTCTCTTTCTTGAGGAGGTCAGAAGAGATGGGTGCCCGCAGCTTGCTTAGTATCACACTGAAGGATGTACCTCTCTCATGAAAGATATAGGTGTCGTCTGCTAGCACAGCCCGCCAGTTAGTGACCTGTCCCTTGCTGATGCGGGTGAGGGTACGCATCCAGAAGTCTGTCTCTTCCCCGTATGAAATGTAGCCCTCATCGAAGGTTCCGATCTCGTCAATCAGGGAGCGCTCCATCATGAAGCAGAACCCTGTCGGCATGATCTCCGGGCACTGGCGGGGTGAGAGCTTCTCGAAAGCTCTGTTCATATCGTTGTAGTCGTATCCCTCTTGGATGGGGATGTTGATAAGGGCTGTGTTGTTGGTGCAAGGGTTGACGATCTTGTTGCGTTCGTCTGCCTCCAGGGCTAGCACCATCTTGTACAACCAACCAGGGGTGACGACCACGTCCGAGTTGAGGACACAGATGTACTCGCTCTCTCCTGCCTCGATGCCTCGGTTGACTGTGGCTGCGAAGCCTCGGTTCTTCTTGTTGAAGAGGACAGTGTGCTGGGGGTTGGCCTTAGCCCACTCACCTAGCCACACAGCGGTGGCCCCGTCAGGTGAGCAGTCATCCACCACGATGAGGCGGTACGGCCAGTTGGTGCGAGCCTGGATGGAGTTGATGCAGTGGATCAAAACGTGGATCCCACCGTAGACAGGGATGACAATGTCCACTGGCTTCACGCCCTTACCGAGGACGTTCAAGAACGCTTGGTTGGTGTTCTTGTTGGACTTGACGAGGTCGCTGTTAGCCTCCAGCACCTGCATACCCATGGCCTGGATCTGATCTTGCAGCTCCCTGGGTACACTGTAGGTTTCCTCTTCCAAGGAAGACAAGAACGCGTCCACCTCCTCTTGAGTCTTGCCTATCCAGTTACCCTTCTTATCAAATGACATGGTCAATGATCCTTATGTTGGCCTCATGCATGATCTCTCGGGCCTTCTTGAAGTTGTCTTCCCACTCACCCCACCTACCGTTCTGCCAGAAGGCATCGTCTTCCTTGGAGGGGATGACTATCTCCTCAATCCCTGCTTGTACGATGGCCTTGGCACACTCGATGCAGGGGTGAGAGGTGGTATACATCGTGGCACGCAGCAGGCTGGTGCCGTTGCGGGCTGCATTACACACCACGTTCAGCTCCGCGTGGGCAGTCCAGTTGTACTTCTCTGGTCTAGCGTGACGTTCGTCGTCATCATCATCTGCGAACCGGACGAAGCCGTTGTACCCCATGGACAGCATGGTGTTGCCCTCCCCTACTGCCACGGCCCCTACCTTCACCGACCGATCCTTAGACTTAGACGCAACGAGGAATGCCATCTCCATGAAGAAGGCGTCCCATCGTGCGAGGCTGAGGCTGCGGACGTAACTCAACCGTCCCGTCCCCATCGTTCCTTGCGCTCCTGCTCCAGCTGGATGTCACGAGGGGTGGGGGTGCCACCGATGCGGTCGTCGCACTCCGGGGGTACGTACCCCTCAAACTCAGGTGTCTTGTTGACAGGGTGGAGCTTCGGATTGATCACGGTAGCCTGCACCACAGGGTACTCCGCATCCTTGCGAGGGTCATCCCCGGAGGCCATGCGGCTGTACCACGCTGCCTTCTGTAGATCCTCCTGGGAGTTGGACTTGTGCCCTGCTCTCCAGTTGTACTTGAGGGCGTTGCCCCGGCAGTACGCAATGAAACCATCCTCACCTAGGGCGTGCCGGATGGCGTCGATGCACTCTAAACCACCCTGGTTGTAGTGGGTGGGGCTGTTGACCATATCCTCGGGATCCGTTATGCCTGTGTCCAAGTCCCCGGTGAACATGATCCCGGTGCCGCCGCGTTGTGTCTGGTTCCGCTTCACAATTCTCTCCCTTAGTTCTACTTCTATTATAGCTTTTATTGCAGGTGTGTGCAACCAAAACTGCACATTTCTACATTAGATCTTCCTTTTTATGGATGGTCCCTGTAGAAAGGTCGATCACCTCACCGTTCCGTTCATGCCTATCCACCACAGAATAGAAGCAGGCGATGTGTAGCTTCCAGCTGCTGCTTATCATGAGGTGCATACCCGCGTCATACCCCATATCCTCCTTGCAGGAGACACACTTGGGTAGGGTGGTCTGGAAGGGTTCCTTGTACTCCTTGTGGCCTGAGCCTGACTGAGTCCTGAGAGCATCCATCCTGGCCTGCTCTGTATCGGTAGGATCATCGTTGTCAGACGGTGGCCGGAACCATTCCTTCCAGTTCCTCACTTCTGGATGCGGTTGTTGAAGGTTACGATGTGATCGTATGCCTCATGCATACTGCCAAAGACCTTGTGTGCATGGTAGTGGACCCAGGGTGAGAGCTGCAACCCGTGAGGGTTCACAACGATCACACGCTTCTGCTTCTGCCACGCTAGGATGATCTCCATAGCTGTGCCAGTGCTGGGCTTAGTGAAGTTGACAAGCACCACATCACTCATCTCGATGTCGATCTTGTCCTCTTCCACTAGGTCAGGTAGCACACTCTCCGGGTCATCCCCGTACTTGGTGTATCGGTAGTCACGATCCATAGGATTCAGGGTCGT